CTAAATATTGATGCTGAATTTGACAATAATTTCCACAATCGCATCGACAATTATATATTCTACTTCTTTTCCCATTTGAATGTTTAATAAAACCCGCTTCGGATAAAACTTCTAGTTTTCCGAACTTTTTTCCAACTAAACTACCAGATCTATTCATATTACTTTCTGTTGCTCGTAATTTTTGATAACATCCACAAGACTTTGTATTACCACTACGAAGAGATTTCCCTCTTACAATTATTTCATTGCCACAATCACATTTACAAATCCATTGCGCACGGCCATCTTTATCGTTTTTCCCTCGTGCAATTACAGTAAGATAACTATAGCGATTTCCAATTTCATTCTTTAAATTAGACATTTAATCATCTCCTTTTTACTTACATTAACAAGTAAAACAGGAATAAATCTATTTATAATAAATTTAGTCCAGAACATATTTCTTTCATATATTATTATTATAACAAAAAAGGAAGGAATTTTCAAATTCCTTCCTCTTATTTTATTCCCAATTAAAAGTCTTTACTATTTTTTTATAAGGTTTTTTATTTTTATAACACCAAATCAATTTATTCTTGGCTCTTGTCGCGGCCACATATGCAACCCGTCTTTCTTCATCATATACTGGATTAACTCCGATAACCGCAACTTTCTCATTTTCAAGCCCTTTAGCTGAATGAACTGTTAGAACCTTAACCGTATTTTGTTTCATCCTGTCTTTCAATTCGTCGTTTGATAAATCGCTCTTCTTAAAAGTATCTGATGGAATATTAAAATTCTTTAAACTTCTTTGAACATCTTCTATTTGACCATTGGTCCTAGTTAAAATAAACCAATTTCCAAAATCTTGCTCTTTCATAATTTCAGAAACAATATATGGAATATCAATAGTATCTCTTTCAATTAAAGTGCCCATATTGGGATTCTTTGGAATAACTTTTTTTCTAATTTTATTCTTTACAGGTTTTAAAAATCCCATTGCAAAACTTACAATATTATAACCAGTACGATAATTATTCTCCATTTTATATACAGCTACTGCGGGGTCATAGGCAAGTGTGAGAAAGTATTGAACATTACTCCCGCGCCAACTATATATATTTTGCCAATCATCGCCAACTAGAAAAAAATTGTCGGGATTTATCATATTGATTAAAAAATCATATTGATTATCGTCAATATCTTGAAATTCATCTACAAGTAAATGTTCTACTGGAACAATTACTTCTGGATGTTTTTTTATTACTGAGAAAAATTCGTCAAAATTTTCTTCTTCGATATATTGATGGGTTTCCAATCCTCCAATTAGAAGTAACCTATTTGCGTATCCATGAATAGTTCCGATATAAACATCATCCGCTTCTTTTCCCAGACGTTCCCTCATTTCGTCCGCTGCGGCATTGGTAAATGTAATTGCAACTATTCCCTTTGGATTTACTCCATTAGAAAGAAGATGTTTTATTCGCTCAGTTAAAACTCTTGTTTTTCCACTTCCGCTTCCGGCCACAACCAAAATTTTTGATTCAGTGGAATTTACAATTTCTTTTTGTACGCTATCCAAATCATTCATAATTATTTCTCCTACGGCGCCGAAAATTTTCGCTCGCTATATTCTTATTTTATTCTCGTTCATATTCGGGTTCTTGCTCAATGATTTTCCAAGTTTTCATTCTTGAATAAAGTTTATCTATGTGGTGATTTCCACCACCTTTTTTATAGTCAGAGTAAAGTTCTTCTAAATTTTCTAAAGCGAAACGTGGAAGCTCTCTTGAATCACGATAATCGTAATAGATTTTTTCAATTTTCTGTCTAAGAACATCAACTGCCTGTTTTCTTAAAATATCTATTGTTTCATTTTGTTTTTTATTTGTATCTTTGATAATATCTGTAAGTATTTTTGTCTATCAACTAAATATCTATCTCTAGTTTCTAAGTCGTGTTCTTCGAGATATTTTGGGATTAGATTGTCTAAATTTCTCTTTAGATTCTCAGAATATTCTTTTTCTTTTTTTCGTTTAAAAATTGATGTAGGTTTCGCAAAAACTTTAATTATATTATATACTGCCATAACTACCGCGCCAGCTAATATAATATAGTCACATAATTGCTCTAAGCTCACTGGTATCACCTCCGCTCTATTTAAGTAGTAAAAGCGGAAGACAACTCAATAGCTTTAAGAAGGAACTCTTAGATTATCATTATACCACTTATCTTGTACCAAGAACTTTTCATCTACAATATCTTGAAAAGTTTTAATCTTTGATATTTCCCAGTAAGGTATTCTATATAGAGAAATTCCTCTTGATAAAGAATATGAATTTTTTCTTCGGTCATGTTCTTGTTGTTTTAGTAATTCTCTTCTTCCTCGAATTGGTTTAAAATGAAATTGTCCATCAACTTCTATTAAAATATTTTTCTCTGGAATATAAAAATCATAGCGATAAGACCCTCCCTTTAAATCGGGAAAGGTCTTTTCTCGCTCGAAGTTAATTTTTTCATTTACTAAAATCTTCAAAATATGTTCTTCGTAACTGCTCATATTTTATCCAAAGACTTTTTCCCAAGTTGCATCTCTGATTGTAAGGTCATCTCTGAATTGAATAAATTTTGCATGACGCAAACCTCCCGTTGGTAAAATTTCCATACAAGAAATCTCAATTACTTTTCCCTTAAAATCAAGCGGGCGCGACTTAATATCATCTGTTAGACCGCTAAGATAACCAATCGGGACAACTTTATCTCCTTTTACAAGACCAATTTCAAGACTACCTGCCCAACCATAGAAGTATGGTTTTGTTACGGGAATGATAGGGCTTCCTTTATAAAAATCTTTGGCAAGCGCGCCTTCGACTTTTTCTCCTGTTCTCATATCTTCCCAATATTTCCAAGTATCAATCTCTTTTCCCTCGTATTCTTTTGAAGGAGCTGTGAAATGACCAGTAAAGATACAATCAATCGTATTCGCGATTTCTTTCTTAACTTTTAAAGTTTTTCTTGCTGGTCTTTTACCTGGTTCTGGGTGTGAAGTTTTCTTCGTCATAACGATTCCTTCTCCGCCAGAAAGAAGAATCTTTTGAAGATTATCCCATAGCTCTTTTCCGTCCCAATATTTAGCAAAATCTACATAATCGTTACTATAAAATTTTTCTGCAATAGTATTTAAAGTTTGAACTCTAGTCGTCATAGACTTTGCTAGATATGATTCTCCATTATATGCCCATACATCAAAAACATAATAATGGAGTTTATCTCCCACTTCTTGGCGAGCAATAGCTTTATCTTCTTTACATCCCATAATTGTAGTTACATTTTGTGAACCTTCTTTATTTGGAAAATAAAGTTCTCCTAGGAGACAAGTTCCGTTAGGGAGAGATTCAAAAAAAGACATAAGATGCGGAACGTGGCCAATTTTATCAAGAAAACTTCCAGATACACTTCTTGAGCGACCTTGGAGAATCATATCTCCATTATCTTCTTTAATAAATCTATAGTACGCTCCGTCCATTTTTCTTGCGCCGATATAATCTCCTGAAAAAATCATATTTCTTGTTTCAGTTTTAGAATCCTTTTTATAGGACTTGGGAAAAGACCAATATTTTTCACTTTCAAGTTCTTTAAAATCTACTTTATCAATCATTTTATCTCTCCTTTCTAACGAAAATAATTATACCATAATTATATAGAAAAGTCAATTTTTAATTCGCCTTGTAAAATTTTTATAAAAGTTTCCGCGCCTTCCCTCAAATGCTCTAAATCTTCATTATTATCAATTTTATAAGTATATGAATGATTTTCAACTTTTGAGTCTGCGTGATTAGACTGCTCTTTCTTAGATTTTTCCCTATCTATAAAAACAGATTTCGCACCTAACTCTTTTTCAAATCTCTCAATCTCTTCTGGTTCTCTACAATGAATAAAAACGATTCCATGCTTATCGACTCCGTAAGATTCTAAATCTCTACGGAAAAAATCGATTTCCTTTTTAACTTTCTGAAAGGGAACATCATTCCATTCTGTTAGTAAATCTTTCATATCGCTTAAAAACTTTCTATTTTTCGCGGTTTTTGTTCCATCCCATCCGCATTTTGCAGCAATATATTTAACAAAATCAACCGTAGAAATATTTTTACAATAGGCTTCTCCTATAATATCTCTACAAAAATTCACGAAAGTATCTTTACCACTCTCTGGATACCCATTAACTATAATTATTTCCATAATTTATTTCTTATCTCCTTATTATATTGTTCAACCCAATCCAAAAAAGTCTGTCTATGTATAACTACTACATCATCAAAGACAGAACCACCTCTAGTATTTGTTCCAATAGCTTTTCGCACTTTTTTATCATCAAAAATCTCAACAATTTTAGGATTATTTAAGACATCAAAAATTAGTTTATCTTCTTCTGAAGTATCGTTTTCATAATATAATTCAAATTGATATTGATTATATATATTTTCGATAGTATAAATAAGATTTTTGACATCTTTTTTTACACTAGCAATTTTAAGAATTGCTTTACATTGCCCTAAAACATAAAGACAATTATATTTTTTAACAAATTCTATTCTATTTTTTCTTGTTAAAGATTGTTTATTATCTCTCCATAGATATGTTGTTTCTGGAAGAAAGAATTTTTTCTCTGCTAGTTCATATACAATTAAATTAAAGGCAGCGTCTTCGTTACATCTTATTTCTTTGAAAAAGTAAATATTATTTTTTTCAAGAAAACTTCTTTTGTAAATTTTTCCATGTGTCCAGGTTGTTGAATCTTCAGCCTTCATAACTTTTTCAGAATCATGCTGCTTCTCAACCATTATATCACTTACAACTATATCAGCATTATTTAATTTAGCTTCACGATATAATATTTCTACTGCGCGCGGATAAAGTATATCATCTGAATCTAAAAACATAATATAATCAATAGATGGTAAACAAGAATCAATACCACATTGGCGTGCCGCACCTGGCCCTTCATTGATTTGTTTTCTTATATATTTGATATTAAGAGTAGTGTTAAAATCATTAACTATTTCCTGAATATCTTCTGGACTATTATCATCTACTATAGTCACAATAAACATTTTTTTTGTTTGATTTTTTAACGATTCTAACGCTTCTCGAATTCCTTCTTTATCATTGTAATAGGGTATAATTATGTTTACCATATTACGCCACCTCCAAATTGGTTCTATCAGTAGCTTTTTTTGCAATAGAATCAACTTCTTCATTCCATCTGTTTCCAGAATGACCTTTTACTTTAATAAATACAAACCTCTTATCAAAGAAAAAAGGAATTAATTTCTCCCATAAATCTTTGTTTTTTACGGGTTTATCGTTTGACGTTTTCCAAGAATTTTTTTCCCAATCAATATACCATTTTTGCTCGAAACAATTAGAAATATATGCACTGTCTGTAAACACTTCACAAAAAAAAGTTTCATAATTATTAACAATATGTTCTAACCCATTTATCATAGCTAGAAGTTCCATTCTATTATTAGTTGTATTTTTTTCGAAACCACTATTCGAAAATTCTTTTTCATCTTCTGGATTGATAATTATAAATCCCCATCCACCAATGTTTACTTTTTTCCCATTATTTCTACAGCTTCCGTCCGTATACAATTTATATTTTTTAGGCATTCATTTATTCTCCTTTTTATAATAGGCTTCGAAAATATCCATAAAAATACGATTGTTTTCTTCAAAAGCCTTTTGAATAAAAGATAAAATCTTATAAATGTCAATA